CCGGCTAAAGGCGTCTGCAAACCCTTGCCCAGCAATACCCTCAGCGACACCCTGCCTGGAGCCTCCCAGAGCGCCCACAGCGCCCGCATCCCGCCGGATACCCGGCAGCACCTGTTGCTGGAAAGAGCGCCCCAGATCGCTGCCTAATTGCCCGATCTGCGCGTTTAATAGCTCAGGGTTGCCCCCTGCCTGCTGCTGGAGTGCTGACAGGAATGGGTTGCTTTGCAGCGTACTCAGAAAGCCCTGCCCCTGCCCAAACAGATCGGCCCCTGCCTGCTGCCCGAATTGCTGCGCCCCGAACAGATTCTGCTGTAACAGCCCTTTGGCCGCGTTGCGCCCGAAGTTCAAAAAGGGCTTTTGTGAAGGTTCAACAAAAGAGCCTGAATTGCTCTGCGAAAAACTACCGCCAATTGATGCTATCGCCATAATCTTTTACCCGTCGATCCTGTGTATTGTCCAGTCTGCATCTGCTATATCAAAAGTATTAGGGCCGGGGAAAAATGGTGTGCTGATGCGGGTATCAAGCACATCACCGTCAGCCAGGTCTAGCATACCAACCAGGCTTATCTCCAGAAAGGGGTTCACGTTAGCCGTCGTTACCGCGCCCCTGACATTAGTGACTGCGCCATTATTCCATACCTGCCAGACATACGGAGTAGCTGTGACGATATTGGCATTAACGCGCCCGGCCACAATATAGACACCTGCCGTCTGAACCGTTAGTGTGCCCGCCACCGCGTCACAACTCACGCCTCGCGGGGTATCCGGCTGGATCGCATCGCCGCCGAAGGCTTCCGTCCAGTTAGTGATTACAGCAGCGACATTGGTCGCAGTGCCTGCTGTGAACGCATCAAACAATAACCCGCCATAAGCAGGCTCTATAAAACAATCGCTAATCCGGTGCAATTCATCATGAGTATACCGGGCCAGCTCTGCGTCGGTGGCTTGTGGCGGCGATATGGGTACATATGTCATGTCAATACCTGCCCAGCCACTCGATCTGCACATCAAAGCCGGTAATCTCCCAGGGTTGCCCGCCTGAGCTTGAAAACTCAAAAGACAGGTATCGACCAGCCGGGCCTACAAACGGAATAACCGGTGTGCCTGCGCTGTTGTATACCTTGCTGGCGGACCATTTGATCTGTTCCTGCGGCAAGTCCTGAACACCCACACGGACGTTGATATTGTTTCCGCCCTTAATGCGCGGGCGGACTTCGCGGCAGAGCTTTTTGCGGTTAGCGTCGCCAAAGTCAAGCGATTCGCGCCTCAGCTTGGCGTTGATGCTGCCACTATCAGGAGTTACCCCTATATCCATACGTACTAGTACGGGTGTGTCAGCTTCAATAGCAACCAGTCCATCTATAGCTTCCGGCACATCCTGGCTGTTCCAGTTGTTAGTTTCGCTGGTCCAGGTGGTTGCAATGGTGTTCCACTTATCGAGCGTTAGATTTGTCGATACATTGCCGTATGCCATGTGCGGTGTACCGCTACCGCCAAGGCGAATATCCTGGAATGATCCCTGCCCGAATATATCGACGGTGTCTTTGAACCGGGCGCGCTGGCTTCTGGCATCAAACACAAGCGCCTTTGTCGCGTGTGTGCTGCCCGCTTCGGGATAACAGAAATATATTTCTGATTCGCTGTTGTTAGTGACAACGTAGCTGTTTAAGTAATTGTCCTGGTCGATCTCGCTGAATATGGTCCGCTTGGTTGCCCGGTCTGCGATGCTGCGCGCCTGATTGCCGTCGTGCATCAGTAAATCGCCGTCTGAAAAGAGAAAATGCAGGCCCAGCCATTCTGCGGCACAGTTGTTTGCCAGCGCCCCGGCTGTGCGCAGGAACTCACGCTGCCCGAACACTAATTGCCCGCCGACATATTGCAACAGGTAAGAACTATTCGTCTTATAAATTACCATCTGATCGCGCAGCGTTAAGGCGTCGGTGATTCCTTCGCCGGTGCTGCCCAGCGATAGCGAACCCGCATCATTCGCCGCACCCGGCGTCCAGGCTGTACCGCTCGGCAGATTGCCCGGTGCCGCACTGTCTGACCACAGCACAACGCTCGGCCAATCAACCGCCCCGGATATATTAAAAGCCATGATGTAGAATCTGTGCGTTCTGACTACATTACATATATAGCCGCTGGGCCAGTCCGTAAGCGGTGCAAAATTGCTGCCAACGTTACGGTCCCAGCTGTGTGGCCCGGCCGCGTCGCGCCAGTTTATGATCGGGAATCCGTTAAGCTCGCAGCCGGTGTAGTCAGTCGCCCCTGCGCCGCTGGGGGCACCTGCGACGGGCGTCAGATCGGTGTGTGTGCCAGCCGCATCTGTCACGCCAAGCTCTGCATCGGTGCCATACATCCAGAAGTTAATTCCCGCGTGAATATTATTCTGAATGTATAGCGGGGGGTCGGTCGCCCCGATTAGCGGGTTGCTGTCATACGTTGCCCGCCATCCGTTCTGTCTCCTGGCATCTACATCCCTAAACAGCATGTTTTTTGCAAAGGTCCAGTATTCCTGGGGCACCTCATGCGGCGGGATGTTTTCACCCGTTATCAGCCCGGCTGGTCTGAGCTGGGCGATAGGCATTATTCCGGCAGCCTGATTACAGTGCAGGTTAGCTTAAAGCCGCTATCGTCACGGGTTGGGACGTTGATCGGATCATAATAGACAGTCAGTCTGTTTGTGGCCGCCAGGATGCAGTTAGCCGAAGCGGTGCAAGTGCCATCCCAGTCACCGCCGGTGGCGCCTGACTGCAATCGGCCATAACCCACGGTGCTGGCATCATTGTCGCCGGGAAATGTCGTGCTCGCATCATTCAGGCCGATAGCACACTGTATGCCGTCATTGTCGCCACCATCGCCATCGACCGTGAATGTTATCTGCACAATACATGCAACCGTCGCCGTCAGTTCCCAGCCGGTTCCTGCAGCGCCGGTATTATCAATTACCGCAGTGCCCCCGCTGTTGATTGTGTTCGACCGTTCATTGGTGAAAACAGGCTGATCGCCAACTAATGAAGAATAGGTATCGTAATGCGCGAAGCCGTACTCAAAGGCTACATTTTTGAACTCGCTGGTCCCTGAGTCATAGCGCAGCAAGTCGCCGTCAGCCAGCGCGGTGCTGGTGGTGTCAACGTCTGACAGTTGGTCAAGTTCATAATCATTAGCAGCCGGTACTGCTGCTGTGGCTGTTCTGCCGTTAAAGCTCGCCAGTTTATTCGGTGTGTCGTTTATCTCGGCAGCGGATACCGTTACCGCAGTGGACCCCAGGCCGGTAAACTGATTCTGAAGTGTGGTTTTAATACCTTTTATGTGATCGTCACCCTGGCTGATGTTATCGCCCGGCACCGGGTTAGTATCTACTAAATCTTCTATCAGGTTGAATACTTCTAAACCCATTGGCTCGCTCCAAACATGGTGACGGAATCACTCCACAAGCGCCGCTCTTCGTGCTCGTTTATCCGTATGACTTCTGACTGATACAGCGCTTCATAACGGTCTGACGCTTCAAAGTCCCGTAAATACTCGTAAGCCTTTGACAGGAACAGGTTAGATATCGCATTGAACTGCTGCGAAACATAGGTGTTACTTTGCCAATCCAGGGTCAGCGCAAATGCTGTGGCTCGGTACTGTATGCGCACCGATATGAACGGCGGCCCGCTCGGATTCGGTGGCGGGCTGTACGGCGCTATAATGATCTTCTCGCCTACGTGCGACCAGTAGATTGGCTCGGCACTATCTTCCAGCAAAAACGGCATCAGCCGATCAAGCGACACATGTTCAAGCGGCGTTTCCACGCCACGCTTTGTTTTAACTACCTGCATGACTTCGCCCTGGTCCAGGGTGTCAGTAATGCGAAACGGATTTTCCTCGGCATGCAGGTCTACATTCTGGATCATGCGATTTAGCCGCAGGTCAGAATCCATGCGCGCCCGTATTCCTGGTTCCCAGGCTGCGAACAGCGCATCGGACATGTCTATCGGATCAGAATGCGTGACTGCCCTGACGTAACTCTTTAATGCGCCGTAAGTGCTCACCGGCTATCAATTCGCTGTTTGAATTTTCGCAGCGGCAAAGGCCTGCCCAGCAAAGCCGTGATCCCAGCAGTCTTCTTCGGGCGTATTCGGCTGCCCGCCCGTCTCGTGAGGGTTATCAGTAATCAAGCCACCTGCCTGGCCGTGTGCGCGGCCCTCTGCATATGCCCTGTCAACCCTGGAGCCTGGGAATACCGGCGGGTATGCGGTCTTGTCTGCTACTGCCGGTGCAATGTCGAAGATTACGCCTTCATGTTTGCCAGCCATAGTTTCACCTGTCTTTAGCTAATGGGTTGCTCTTGAACTTAAATGTTTTTCGGCTGGTGCTGCCAACCCGGTAGCACTCGCCATCCTTGCTGTTTACCAATCGCTTAATTGCCCGGCTCGATATCTGCGCGTCCTTGCTATCAAGGTCGGCATACCAGCTAGGCGTGTCGCGGTCTGTTCTGCCTTTCTCGGCCAAGCGCTCAATCTCATGGTCTGGAAAGTTAGCGAATGCCCGCGCACCGTCAGTATTCTTAACGGTGGTTTCTGATTGCAGTTTCTTGTTTAGCTCAAGGGTAGGATTGCGCAGGGGATAATCGCGCTTGCGCACGATATGCCCCTGTTCAATCGTTACCTTTTGCCGAAGTGGCATTACGCCCCCGCAGCAGATGCTTCATTAATGCCGAAGATCGCGCCCAGTGCATCCGGTGCCATGACCTTAAGCATCCAGTCTGCGTGAATCATCGTGGCTTCACCCAGCCCGGACACCGGCAGATTTTTAGCCCGAATGCCGCCACCCTGGAATGAAATGGCGAGCTTCGACGGATCGAACGCAAACATGGTATCCGATACAGGCGGCGTGCCTGCGCTGGAATCAGTCTGCGCCATGAGGCGTGAGCTAACCATATCAACAATAACGCCGTTGTCAGTCACAATCTTGTTAACCGCGTTGATCGCTTCGGCTGCGGCAATTTCATCCGCATTCCTAATCAATGCAGCGATCTGGGCGCTGGATGTGAACATATAGGCCGATAATCTGCGCATTGGCGTTACACGGCTGAACAGCTTGGTTGGAGAGCTTCCAAGCTGGTAGACAGCATCGAGCACGTCCATGACGCCTGCAAAGGACAATGCGCCTAATGCGGTGACACTGGTATAATCTACAGCCGGAATTAGCAGCCCGGTGCGATTCGTCCAGCCGCCGATACCAATGCCGCCGGTAGTCAGATCATCGAAGCATTGTGGTGATTTTGTATTGCCGGTGGTTTCTTCGATGGTTTCATCATCAACCCAAGCTTCAAGCCCTGCGGTCAGTCCTGCGGTGCTGCCTGCGCCCAGATCAACCACGTTCGCCTGGTTAAGTGTCGCAATGGCATCCATATCGCGCCACAGCTCCATAGTCGCGTCGCTGATCTGCTTGGCGAGCTTTTGAGAGCCTGCGAGATTAGAGGATTCAAACCGCGTTGAAGTGCCGACCGTTTTCTGGCTGATCTGCGCATGGTTGCCCAGCCGGACTGCGCGCTTGTTAGCGGGTGCCGGGGCCGTTTCGCCATCTGCGATTGCGTTGGTGGTGTCAGGGTCGGCAAGCCGATCATTTAACCACTCACTAAACGGGTTATCGTGGCTCTCGCGCCCGATAAGGGACAGGAAAGGTGTGCCGACATCGGAAATGTCGATTATCTGTTGCATGACGTTTTCGCGCTGGAGATTAGTTGGCGCGGTTCTAACGTCTACCTGGTCTAATTGTGCCATGAGGTTTCACCCTAATAGTTTACCCAGCTCGGACACGGCAGATTCTCTGGATACTTTGCCGTCTCTCACCTGCTGGGTGAGTCTCGTCACATTGTCGCCAGCTTCGGTGTGCGATTTAGGGGCCAGCTTGCGTTTCGGCTTTTTGTACTGCTTGCCTACCTCGCGTATCTGTGCCCGCTGGCGGCTGTAATCGCGCATGATCTTCAACAGGCGAGCATCCATGAATAATGACTGCTCGGCTTCGGAGAACCCGTATTCTGTCACCAGCTCGGATATCTCTTTTACCTGCTGCCCTCGCGTGGTGTCGTCAGCCCATTCGGGCATCAGCTCAACCGCTCGGGCTGCCTGTTGCTGCTGATAGGCCTTAGTCTGTTCCTCGGCCTGCTGCAAGTCTGCTTCGGTAAGCTGGATACCTCTATCCTGCATCTGTTGAAGCAAGGCCTGCTGCTTTTTCAGCAGATCATTTTCGATCGACAGCTGCTTTTCGCTTGCCTGCGCTAGCAACGCCTCGGACTGCTTTAAGTCCTGAAACCGATTCGACATATCTCCAAGTGTATATTCGTCCCCATCGGGACCCTTGAAAGTGAAGCGGTCAAACAACTCTTTGCCGTCCATACCCAGCTTTTCAGCTGCATCATTCGCGTAGAGTTTCTCGGCCCCATCGGGCTGGTCCCCGTCCGCTGACACTGTTTCTTGGTCGCCAGTGTCCTGCGACTGTGACGAACCCTCATCAGGGCTCTGTGGGTTCTGCTGGGGTTGCTCATCAGCATCAGCAGAACCGATATCAGCCAGCTGTTCAGCTAACTGCTCTATAGTTGGAGTATCCGCTTCCTGGGAGGGTGTGTCAATCGTCTGTGTCTCGCTCATTGGCTTGGGCCTCGATAATAGATTCAATGCGGCTCACCCACTGCAGGGCAATCCATAGCTCGTCGCGGGTGTCCGGGTCTTTACAGCTGGCCCATCTATCCTTGATCTCCTGAGCCACTACCTCCGCCAGTTCCGTTTCCTGCACTGCCTCCGCTAGTTTGCGCCAGGCGAGCCTGGGTACCTGATTCGACAATTTTGGCTTCCTCCACTTCTGCATCTAGGTTGGCGTCGTAATATTTAAACTGCAGCTCTGTGTCGTGCTTGTACTTGTCAAGCTCCTGTTTCTGCTGCTCTAACTGCACCTGCATGGCTGTCAGCTGTTTCTGCAGTTCGGATTCCTCCTGCGCCTGCTCTGCTGCTGCCTGCTGGCCCTGCTGTGATTCCTGCCCATCCGGGTCTAAGAAATAGCCCTCGGCCCCGTCAAGCTCTGAAGCCTTTAGCCAGTCCTGAATGGCGTTGTGGACGCCTTTATAGGTCACGGCGATATTGGCAGCGCCCCCCTGGATGAATCCGAGCTGCGTCTGAATCACTTCCTGCAATGCTGCGCGATGGCGTCTGCGGTCGCCAGGCGACAGGCCCACTGTGATATTTAGCCGGTTGCGGGGCTGCCACTCCGAAGGATCGACTTCCACCCACTCGTCTGTCTTCCGATACTGAATGGTTCCTTTCCAATCCTCGCGCAGCGCCTTGTGGATCAATAAAAACGTGCCTCTCACTAGCGACTCAGACAGAGATCGTGATACCTGACTGGCTAGCTGCTCCTGAGGTCCGAGCTGTAGCTCGGCGGAAATTCCACTAACATTTCCCTGTATGGCCTGGCCTTCAGCGGTCGCCATATCGAGCGCCCGGCCTGCCTGCCTGCCCGCGTAATCATCCAGATAACTAAGATAAGCCAGGCTCTGTGACGTGACGTCAGTGGTAGGCATCCAACCCACGTTAGCCGGGTCCTTGCTCAGGATAGCCCTGCCCGGTGCACCGTTTATCACGCTGTCCATGTTCGTCATATTCGGGTCACAGATCGGGCGGCTGTTATTAGCCAGATTCAAATTATCGTTTAGCTGGCGAAGTGCGTTGGTCTTGTTATCCTGGGTTGACCCCAGCAAGTCATAAAGACACAGCCCTGACCAGCGATGCGGTACTGGCCAGGCTGCCCCGCTCGCATAGCTGCCGCTGTTGATAGGGTCTTTCAGCAGCAATGTGCTGTTACTGGACAAAAACCGCCAGCTCTCGCCATCGACGCGCATTTCTGACCAAAAGCACTCTACCCGCTGATCAGCCCATACGCTATTCTGTGTGAAGCTCCCCTGTCCCTCTATGAACTTGGCTTGCACATCAGTGCCGCTGGCCCTGTTGGTGATACCGGGGTCGGTCAGTTCATCCAGCTGCTTTACCTTGTTACGGGCTATGCCCATATCTACCAGCTCGCCGCGTGTGAATATCACCCGTTCGTGGCATGGGTGCTCCAGCTCCCACAGCCGCTGCGTGCCCTGGTTGGGGTCCGTGAAAAAATAAGCTGGTTCAATCGCTTTCACCATCAGCTTTTGTGTTTCACGTGAAACGGTCACGGTTAGCTCATCTTCTGCCCGCTCGATATGGTCTACATCCCAGCCCTCACCCTCCAGGAAGGCCACAACTGCGCCCTCATTGGCCTGGGGATTGAATCGCTGTACAGCCTGCTCTTTGCTGCTGTCGACGCCTACTTTTATGACCCCGTTGCGAAACAGAAGCGCATCGCTTATTGCGTTAGATAGCTCGTTATAGCCTGAATTATCCTCTGTAAATATATTGTTTATGGCGGATGATTCCGCTTCCGCAGCGTCCTCGTCATCCGGTCCGGTCGGCTCGAATTGCACAATATGGTCTGTGGCATAGCTGGGCATGATGGTCGACATTAGCGCCGCATGGTGATCGCGGATGGTAGTGTCTACCACGCTGGAGCGGCCCAGCACCTCATCGCCCCTGCGCCTGGCCAGGTAATAGTCCCAGGCATTCTTCCTGACTTCCTGCAGTGCTGTCGTGGCGTAGTCTGTTGCCCTCATTAGCGAATCGTCAATAATCGCCATGAGTTCGCGTTCGCTTCTGCGTTTCATATCGCTGCCCTGTCTAATGTGCTGTAGTCAATGTCCGGCCATTCCTGGCCGCCTATCAATGCCTGATGCTCACCCGCGCCTATCAGTGCATACTGCAAAGCTTCGGATACGTGAGAATAAATATTCTTTTCTGGTTCCGGGTTATATTTGGCTGTCTCGCCGCCTACCTGCAGTTGACGATACTTGTAGCCCCCTGCCAGGCCGCGCCTCAGATACCGGCAGACCGGGCTGATAATCAGGGCTGGCTCACTGCTCATGGCCAGGCTACGCAGTTTCTTGGCGACCACCTCAACCCGCAGCGTAAAGTCATTAGGATTGCTGGCCGATACCTTGGCCGGATGCGCCTTGATTCCTGCAGCTGCGAGCATCTGGAAAGGCGTGGACTTGTCAGACTGTGCCCGGCCTACGCCTGCCGGATCACCCCAGTATTCTGCCTCGTGGTCCCTGTACTTGCCGCGCATCAACGGCCCCAGCGCATGCGTGGCGAACTCATCAGCAGACATATCCTGTGTAACTATCTCATCAAGTACACGCCATTGCCCGTCTACATCCTGTTGCATAACAACAGCAGCCGGGGTCAGCCCGAAGTCTATCCCGACAATGAGCTTCTGCCCTTCAGCTGGCTCCAGCACATCAGGGGCCACATGCTTGGCATCATTGAACTGTGGCCAGACGGGCTTGCCGTCCATAACAAAGCCATACTGGCCATGCACGTAGACATCAATCCAGGCCTGATCTTCGCCCGCTGCAATGGTTTCATAGTAGCCGGGCACAAGGTTAGCTATGTTCTCTGCGCCCTCGCTCATTCCTGATGGCTGCCTGAACAGCTGCCAGCCTTCGGGGCGTTGATCTTCAAACTTATTGAACCACCAGTGCATGTCGTCTGGTGGGTTGGTATCCAATATAATGCCGTGCCAAGCTGCCGGGGCAGTCTTAGCCGGTGGGTATCGAAGTACACGCGGTCGCATGTTCTTGACGATTGTATAGGGGATTTCTCTGGCTTCATTGAACCACGCGCCTGTCAGCTCCAGGGACAGCAGCTTGCCTATGTCCTGCGGCTTATCCAGCGCCCTAAATATCACGGTCAATTCTCTGTCATGCTGTAATGGTATCCGGTGCGTCATGTTCCGGTGCGTAAACTCGCCATACGGCCTAAACCAGTCCATCCAGGTACTGAGCGTCGTATCCTCAAGCTCTCGGTAGCTATTCCTGACTATGGCCCACTTGCTGCTATGGTCTGCCTCATTGGCCCGCTTGAATATCTCATGACTACAGGTGACTGACTTACCTGAACCAACCGGCCCCATAAGGCCACGCATAAACACATCTGATTGGTGGAATAGCCAGCCTGTAGGGCTGGGCGTGTATTCAATCTTTGGGAGCATTGAACTGGTAAACCGGCAATGCTTCGCCCTTGCTGGTCACATCAGTCGCAGTCAGGTTAGGCAATGATTTATTTAACAATATCTCAGCTGCCCGAATCTCGGTTGATTTCATATTGCGCTCACCATCGACGCATCGGTGCAGCTCTTGAATGATGCGCTGCACACTGATCAGCTGCCTAGCAGCATCAGCCTGTCGCTTGTTTAAACGCTCGGCCATATTCCGAATTTACGCTCCCAGCGGGCTTTCCAGTTCTCACGGCGATGTGGATGGCGTGCATATCCTTCGCGCGCTCTCCACTTGCCCATTGCTGGCGCGGGTCGCGGCTTGCTAATGCCTGCGATCTGCTGCCACTCCTTGCGCTGATCAACTGGCATTCAATCCCTCGTCATGTAGTGTTGTTTTTTTACAACACTCACTGTTGTTTTTAAACAACCACTCTGTGTGTTTT